AACAGATCAAGCACAAGCAAAAGCAGGTAACACAAATTTAGCAGCAAGTATTGATCGTTCAAGCATGACAACTATTGCAGAAGGCTTTAGTGGTGCACAACTAGACAAAATTTTTATGGCAGCAGCCAAAGACAAGATTGCATCAGACGAAGGTGGCATTGCAGCACCTAGTGCAGGCAAAGTAGATCCAGCTGATGCAGGTAAGCCAGGTGCAGGTGGCTTTGCTTCAAGTTTTAAACAAGCATATAACAAAGCTAAAACAGGCACAGATGGTGCCACAGACGCGAATACAGCGTCAACAGCAGGCGATCAACCCGCAGCACAAGCAACAGCAGCCCCAGGTGAAATTCCAGCGGAAATACAGAAGCAAATTGACGAGCTAAATCCTGCGGACAAAAAACAATTGGCGATGATGATATGAGATTAGCACAACTAGAACAAAAATATATTACTGAATCTTGGAATGATCCTGAAATGCTCCTATTGGAGCAAAAGGTTATTCAGCCTTGGGTAGCAGATCTTGAGCGTATGGTTGCTGAAGCAACACTTACACCAGATCAAATTAACAATCTATTCACAAGCATTGAACAAGGTGCTACTGCCGCAGGCGGTAATAGAACAGCAATAGGTAAAGGTACTGATGCTGTAGGTAAGTTTGCAAGTGCAATCAACAAAAAAATTGACGATCTTGGCAGTGCTATTCAAAAGGCAGGTCCTGTACAAAACATGGATGCCAAGTTCAATGAACTTAAACAAAAAATTGGCGACAAAGATTCTAAAGTAGTACAAGGCGTAAAAGCGGTTAGTGACTGGGCAAAAGAAAATCCAGGAAAAGCAACTGTAGCGGTTGCTATTTTAACTTCGGCTGCTGCACTAGCAGGAGGACCATTAGGCGGTGCTGTAGCAGGTTTCTTAGCAAGAGCAACAAAAGACATTTTACAAGGTAAAGAACTTTCAACATCAATTGGTAAATCAGTTAAAACTGGTGCAGTTGGTTTTGCTGCTGGTGCTGCAATTCAAGCAGTTGGCGATCTTATCGATCCAGACATTTCACAGGCTATTATTGCTAGTGATGGACAAACAATTGACGTTAACGGACTAGAAGCGATGAGTGCAACTAGCCTTGAAGACGTTTCACCAGAAGCAATTGAAGATTTACTTAAAACACAAAACGCACTAGAAACAGCAGCAAAGAATCTTTCCGGCGAAGAACAAGAACTTGTAATGAAACAGTTTGCTGACACATCAAAGAAAATTGGCGAACTAGGTGGCAGAGATGCACTTGCTGATTATGCAGGATTAGAAGGACAAGATCTAGCAAGAGATACAACCACTACTACATCAGTTGACTCACAAAAAACTGATCTACCAGGCGATGACGGCCAGTATGGTGATCAAGATGCAGGCAGCAGTGGTACAGATAGTTCATTTGATGTTAAAACAGTAGACGCAGAAACAGTTACGGCTGATCGATTAAAAGAAGCAGGTATTAATTTTGATACTGAACCAAATATTTCTCCAGAAGTAAAAGCATGGGCAGAAAGTAAAGGACTTGATCCAGATGATGTACAAAAAATATTTCAAATGGAAAAAGGACTACAAGATGCTAAGTTTATGGGAACTGAAATTTCTGCTAACAAAGAACTTGCTACAAGTTGGACAGGAGATGCTCCAACACTAACATCAACTACATTACCTGATGGTAACGAAATTAAAGTTGGTGACATGTTTAAATCAGAAATTACTTCAACTGTTGGAGATATTGAACCACCACTTACATTCTCAAGCACGGTTAGTGTTGAAGGTGTTGATGCTGATGGTAATCCTGTAATGATGATTAAGGAAGTGTTTACAAATCCAACACACCCTTTATGGGACAACATTGATAAAGCAAACTTATCAGACGATGACTTTAAACAGTTAATGGATTTTATGGACCAGTATTCAGGTGTTGCGGCAGATTCTAAAGCAGATGTTGCTACACTCGTTGATACACTTAAACAAGATATTGCTAAAAGCATTGGTGCTGCTGCAACTGCGGTTGCAATGGGTACAGCAATGCAAGATAAAACTGTTGTTGGCGAAGGCGCAGTTGCTAAAGAAGAAAGTAAAATTAGTAAAGGTCAAAAATTATCAGAAGGACAAGTATACCTACTGTTTAATAGATTAGAAAATGTTAACACACACATGCTTGAAAACAAACTTATGTTTGAAAGTGCATTTGATGCTGTTCGTCATTACAATAGACAAGAACTTGAAGAAAATCCACTAGGAGCAATTGCCGGAGCAGCAGCAAAAGTAGGAGCAGCAGCAAAAGGTGTAGGTGGCGCAGTTGCTAAAGGTGCTAAAGCAGCAGGAGCAAAAGCAGCACAAGGTGCTAAAATTGCAGGAGCCGCTATAGGCAAAGGTGCAAGAAAAGCAGGTGCAGGTATTGCAGGCGCTGCTAAACAAGTTACAACAGCAGTAACAGCAGAAAAATTAATGACTGCTTGGAAAAAAGCAGGAAGTCCTACAGATTCAGATGAAGTATATAATATAATTAAAGGCTTAGGTGTTAATGATGATGTAAGCAAAGGTACATATGATTCTATGAAAATTAAAGCACCAGCAACAGCAGCAGCAACAGCACAACAGCCGGCAACAGCACAACAGCCGGCAACAGCAGCAGGCGAAGAACCAGAAGCACCTGTTGATGCTAACAACGATGGAAAGAATGATGCAACCGGTGAACCGATGCCGGTTAGTAAAGATGGAGAACAACCAGCAGCAGGTGGAGAACAACCAGCAACTCCAGCTAAGCCAGTTGACTTGAAAGCATTAGCAACTGAAATTTCTAAATTACAACAACCTGTAAAAGATAAGATTAAGCAACAATTAGTTGCTGTTTAGAAGAAAGGCAAGCCACTTGTTTTAGTGGTTTCTAAATTACTCTTAATAATATCACCAATAATTTTACGCTCATCAGTTGACAGATGCATAGCGGCAGTATAATCCATTCCTCTCATATACCAGCAGATTTGTAGAATGTCTTTTTTAAGTGCCCTTGCTTCCTTGTCTAAATTATTGGATAGTTCAACGATCTCTGAAACGGGCAGGGTCAGGATCTGTCTGCGAAAAAATTTGCTTGATCCATTGTTACTGGTAAATCAAATTCATGGGCGCAGGCTTCACATTTAACATGTTGATCTGGAATACCTTGTCTACCTTTAATATCTGCTAAATGATCTGTAAGATCTTGGAAGACTGATTTATCACAGTTAGTAAGAAAATCTTTTATTTGTTCTGCATTGTCTGTTTTACCTTGAGGTGTTTCAATAGCAACAACTACATTACAAATAGTATCAATAGTCATGTTTGTTAATTTAACAAAACTTTTTTGAAACTTCATCATTTTTTCTTCGTCTGACATTTCCTCGTCATTGACAATAGCAAATACTCTTTGTTCTTCAAGAGCTTTAATATTAGACTGAGTCATTTGCTTATAGTTGTAAGGTCTAAGATCAAAAATTAAGTCACCGGCTTGAATTTTATCTTTCCATTCTGTTTTACCTTGGTTAACGTATTGTGTTAAAGGTATTGTGTATTTGTTTTCTTCCTTACATTTTGGACAATTAGCCCAAACATCCATTTCTTCACCGTAAGTAGCAATTCTAATTGCAACCAGTACCGCATCAAGATCAACGGTAGGCATCATCCAAGGTTGTTTAATGGCAGGTACACAACTCTTGATAACTTCTACAGTGCTTTCTCCTGAAAGTAAAGCATCTGGTGTTTTTAACATTAGTTCGTCTTTTGCTGTCATTGCAAAAACAGGATAGTCTCCATTTTCACTGATGTCTAATGAACCTTCAGGATAGTAATCTCCACCTGATGGTAATCTAATATAAATTTTAGGCTGTCTATAATACCCACTTAGTGGATTTGCAGGCGCCTGTGTAACTGTTACTGTTGGAGCAATATCAACTTGCTCATCTTTTTTTGCATCATTTGATACATTTTGTTCTGCCATGGTTTTATCTCCGGTAAATACATTATATATTGCATACTTAGTATAACTATTTATATGCGCAGTTAACTGGACAAAAATAAATTATGGCAGTAATGATCGACATACCCGGAGTTGGACAAGTAGAAGCGGATAATGCGGCTTCTGAAGCTACTCTACAGGCAATACTGAAGCAACTCGGTGGCCAAAAAGGTCCAGGCCAAAAAGGTCAAAATGAAGCAGCAGCGGCAGCTAATAAACTATCTAAAGCACAAGGTGCAGCAGCAAGTAATTCTAGTAAATTAGGCGCATTCTTCGGCAAAGCCGCGGGTGCAGTTGCTAAATTTGGTGCAGGTGTTGCTTTTGCTGCAAAAGTTGCTGTCGATATGAGCAACGCTATATCAGCTAATTTAGCTGGTTTTTCAAATTTAGACAACAACGTTACTAGTGCAGCATCTAAAGTTCCTTTATTAGGTAAAACATTTGCGTCAGCAGCAGAAGCAACTGAAAAATTAGTTAATGCAACACAGAATGCTACAAACAGCGGAGCAACGTTTGGCGGCAGTGTTTTTGAAATGTCAAATGCTGCAAGTAGAGCTGGTATGACAATAAACGAATACAGTAATTTTGTTAGAAAAAATGGTGATGCATTTAGGCTACTAGGCGGAGATGTTGAAACAGGACGTAAACGTTTTGATGCGTTATCTAAAGATATGCGTAAGAGCGGGTTTATGCGTGAACTTAACAACATGGGTTTCACAACTGTACAGGTAAATGAAAGCATGGCACGTTATACTACCTTACTTGGTAGAACTGGTAAACTGCAAGGCATGTCAACAAAACAGTTAACAAAAGCATCAGCAGATTATATGAAGGAAATTGATCTACTTGCAAAAGCAACAGGTAGAGAAAGAAGTGAAATTGAAGATGCACAAGCACAATTATTAACAGACGGTCAGTACCAAGCAAAAATTTCAGGCATGACAGCAGAAGCTGCTGATTCGTTTAGGAATACAATAACAGGTATGCCAACTAAAGGCTTACAAGATATTGCTAAAGATATTATCACTACAGGAAGTGCAACAACAAAAGAATCTCAATTGTTTGCATCAACCATGCCTAAGTCAGCACAAATGATGATGGAGTTTGCAAAAATTACAGAAGCTGGTGGCACAATCAGCATGAAGCAAAGAAACGAACTAAACAATTTGATGTCGGAAGAAGGAAAACAAAACAAGCAACGATTTAGAGACGTTGCTAGATATGATGCTGAAATGGCTGAGCATTATATGAATCTAGTTGAAGCAGGAAACATTCAAACTGATGCATTATATAAAGGAACTGATGCACAAAATGAAAATGCAAAAGCTACCGATGGGCAAATGAGTGCCATGGAAGCAATGCGCAGACGTATTAATGAAATAAGTCAAACGTTTACCAGACTGTTAGCATCAACAGGAATTATGGATACTATGATGGGTGCATTTGAAACGATTGCTGCTTTTTCAGAAAAGATTTTATTTCCTATATTAGAAGGCCTATTTGCTGTTATTATGCCTGTGGTAGATATTATTACTGCTGTTCTTAATCCTGCAATTACTATATTAGGTTGGGGATTTACAGCACTTGGAGAAGTTGTTAATTTTGTTACTGCACCGCTTAGGTACATGGCAAAAGCAATTGGATATGTGTCAGATGTTATGGAACCTTTGGCAAACATAGTTGGAATAAACTTAATAGGTGCATTTAATTCAACCAAAGATGCACTAGAAAATACTCTTGGACCACCTATAGATGCTGTGTCTAGAGTATTTGGTGATACCAAAGACATAGCAAACAGTCTATATGATGCACTCGCAGCAGTCGGCGGCTTCTTATTAGGTGGTTTTAAAACGGCACTAAATTGGGCAATGGATGGATTGAATTGGTTTGGCGATACATTTGAACCAATCATTACTCCTATAGCTAATTTATTTTCAAAATTATCTCAAAAAGTACATGATTTACGCCAAGGCTTTATAGACTTTTGGAATGACTTCCGATCAGTTGGAGACGTCATGGATGAGTTCAAATATCAGTTGGGACAATTTAGTGTTGGTTTTTCAGAATTGATGCTTGATTTAAAGAAATGGATAGACTGGGTAACAATTGGTACAACTGATGAAGAAGAAGCTGAACAAAAAATAAGACAAGAAAAAATTGATTTAATGAAAGCAGAACAACAACTGCTTAGAGAAACATTAGATAAAAAACAAGCAATTAATCGAGATCTTAACAAAGCAGAACAGGACAAGATTGATGCTATAAGATTAAAGGAACGTGAGGATCGTGATAAAGAACTTCAGAGCAGACTAGATGCTGAGTTTGAAAAGCTCGCCCGTGCAGCAGAAGGTGTAGCTGGTAAAACAGATGATGCAGCATTTAATACTGGTAAACTTAATGACAAACTAGAAGAAGAGATAGACGCCAAACAAGATTTAAGTAATGCAGAAAGTACACTAAAAAGTTTTGCCAAAAATAACGAGAGCTTTTTAACAAAACCAGAAGGCGGCAGAACTTTTAATCCAATTGGACAAGTTAGCAGTGCTAGGGGTGTAGGCGATAGAGGTCTTGTTGAAGCAGGATATGAAAAAAATGCGTTAGATGTTGCAGCTGAAGATGCACTTCGCCAAAAGAAAATGGACAATCCAGACTACGTTCCTGGAAAGTCAGAAAAAGAAGCGACAGCATCAGCTGCACTAAATACAGAAGCAAGTCTAAAGATGCAATCTGAGACATTAAAAGTCCAATATCGAATATTGGATGCAATAGAAGAAATGAACATGACAAGGGCATAGAAAGTATATGAGTTGGAAAAAATATTTTACACCTGTAGCAGTTGATAATAATTCGGGTAATTACAGCCCAATAAGCGGAGGCGGCCGTCCTGGTCCTGCACGTTCAAACTACAGTTCTTATCTTCCAGACGTATATGCCGGTAGTCCAAATCGTATTGAAAAATACATGCAGTACGACACTATGGACATGGATTCAGAAGTAAACGCAGCACTAGATATTCTTGCAGAATTTTGTACAGGAAAAGACAGCGGTAATTTAAGTAATTTTAACTTTAACTTTAGAGGACAACCTTCCGGTACTGAAACTAAACTTCTTAAAGAAGCAATGCAGAAGTGGAGCAAGTCGCAACAGTTTGAAACACGTATGTTTCGTATTGTGCGTAACACTTTCAAGTACGGTGATGCATTCTTTTTAAGAGATCCAGAAACTAAAAAATTACTTTATATTGATAACGCAAAAGTTTCTAAAATTATTGTTAACGAATCTTTAGGAAAGATCCCAGAGCAGTATGTAATTAAAGATATTAATTTCAACTTTAAAGATTTAGTTGCAACTACACCACACGGTACAACAAATACATCACCAAGCGGAACAAGTTCATATACAAGCGGTGGTGGATTTGCACGTGGCATGGTAGGTGATGCAGCACAGCCAACAGGCACACGTTTTCAAAACGGACAAAACGAAATTACAGTAGACGCAAAACACATTTTACACATTTCGTTATCAGAAGGATTAGATAACAATTATCCTTTTGGTAACTCATTACTTGAAAGTGTGTTTAAAGTTTACAAGCAAAAAGAATTGCTAGAAGATGCAATTATCATTTACAGAATTCAACGTGCTCCAGAAAGAAGAATTTTTTATGTTGATGTAGGTAACATGCCTGCACACATGGCAATGAGCTTTGTTGAAAAAGTTAAAAATGAAATCCAACAAAGACGTATTCCTAGTTCAACAGGTGGCGGAACTAGTGTTATTGACGCAAGTTATAATCCACTATCAACTAATGAAGATTACTTCTTTCCACAAACAGCAGAAGGAAGAGGATCTAAAGTTGAAACATTACCAGGTGGAACTAACCTAGGTGAAATTACAGACTTAAAATATTTTACAAATAAACTGTTTAGAGCATTACGTATTCCTGCAAGTTATTTGCCAACATCAATTGATGATCAAGCAAACACTGTTTCAGACGGTAAAGTAGGAACAGCATATATCCAAGAATTAAGATTTAACAAATACTGCGAAAGACTTCAAAGCATTATGTGTGAAGCGTTTGACAAAGAGTTTAAACTTTGGTTAGACAGTAACGGCTATAACATTGATGCATCACTGTTTAATATTAATTTCCAACCACCACAAAACTTTGCGGCATACAGACAAGCAGAACTTGATACTACTAGAGCGAACATCTTTAGTGTTGTAGACGCAATTCCACATTTAAGTAAACGTTTTGCAATGAAGCGTTACTTAGGATTAACGCAAGAAGAAATTGTAGAAAATGAAAAATTGTGGAGAGAAGAAAATGCAGGTAATTTACAAGAGCCTGGAGACGCAGGCGGTGAATTAAGATCGGTGGGTGTTACACCTACAGGGATGGCAGCAGACGGCGCAGCTGAAGAAGCAGAAGCACCAACTGAAGCACCTCCTGCTGATGATGTAAGTGGCGGAGAAACAGCAGAAACACCTGCAGTTTAATAAATACTAGTATGCTTTTGAGAGAATTTTTATATTTTAATGATGACGTTAACGACTTTTCCGTCGACCGTCGTTACGACAACAAGAAAGATGACGATGTCCTTTCAAAAGATGACACTAGAAAAGTACGCCTTACATTACGTCAGATTAATCAATTAAGATTACAATCCGAAGCTCATGTTGCTGAAAAAGAATCAGAGCTAGATTTTATTAGACAAATGTACGGGGCGAAGCTTGAGCAAGAAGAATAAAAAACACCACAAAGATATAGCATTCGTATTAGGCAACGGCATGAGCCGCGGCACCATTAACTGTGAAAAACTTTTAAACATTGGAACAGTATATGGTTGTAATGCACAATACAGAGAGTTTGATCCTCATTACGTTGTAGCAGTAGATGTTAAAATGGTTAATGAGATGATTGAAGCAAACTACCATCAAAAGGGTACAGTATGGACTAATCCTAACAAAGGGATTAAAACTAATAGTAATATTAACTATTTTAGTCCACACAAAGGATGGAGTAGCGGTCCTACTGCACTGTGGTTTGCAGCACAAAACGGCCATAGACACATTTATATTGCTGGATTTGATTATCAAGGACTTAAAGGAAAGTTTAATAATGTATACGCAGACACCTTTAATTACAAGAAAACCACTGATTCTGCAACGTTTTTTGGCAATTGGCTAAGCCAAACAGAAAAGGTAATTAAGGAATTTACCAAGGTAACCTTTTATAGAATCATTGATGATGGCGCATTTATACCCGATAAACTAGGTCCACAGCATACAAATTTAAAACACATTAGTATGCGTGATTTTGAGAATACCTTCGAAGGAACTATATATCAACACAAAATGAGTCAAAATAATACCATTTAACCCTATTTTTACAACAATTATGTAAATATATAACAAACAGCCTTACCGATAATTTCAAGGAGAACAAAAATGGCAGATAAATCTACATTAGAACAAATGCTTGAGAACTTGGTTAACGATAACCAAGAGAAAGCAGAAGAATTATTTCACGAGTACGTGGTTTCTAAATCACGTGAAATCTACGAAAACCTTATTGAAGAAGAAATGAAAGATGAGGAAGTAGACGAAACTTCAGATAACGAAGACGAAGCAGTTGACGAAGCATCTAAAGATGATGATGCAGCAGAAGACAAAGTTGATGAAGCATCAGACGATGACGCAGAAGACAAAGTTGACGAAGCTACTGACGAAGACGAAGTTAAAGAAGACTCAAAAGACGAAGAAGTTGACGAAGAGTTTGAAGACGTTGCAATTGAAGGCGAAGACGATATGCCTGATATGGGTGGCGACGCTACAGACGATTTAGAATCAGAAATTGATGCAGACTCAGAAGAAGGCGATAAAGAGCCAGAAGAGTTATTCCAAGATCTAGATTCAATCGTTGATGAGTTACAAGCAAAATTTGACGAAATCAAAGGTGAAGACGGAGAAGAAGGCGACATGGATTCAGACATGGATTCAGAAGAAGAAGCTTTTGCTCCAGAAGCATCTGCAAACCCAGAAGTTGACGAACTAGATACTTTTAGAGAGTATGTAGAAAAAGTTGCTGGCGGACATGGTGCTGAGAAAAAAGGTGCACCAGAAGGCGCAGAAAGCAAAAAGTCAGTTGTCGATAATATGAAAAACGACATGGGCGGAACAACAGCTAATATTGCTAAAGGCGGCGAAGATTCAGGTAAAAATGATGGCGGACTAGCAGACATTACACCTAAAGACATGGGTGAGAATGGACCTAAGGAAGCAGCAAAAGGCGCTTTTAAAGAAAAAACAGCAGGACACGGTGCAGAGAAAAAAGGCGCAAGTGAAACAGCTGATAATAAGCAATCGATTTTCCGTAGCAAACGATAGTAAAAAGGAAGACTATAAGTGAAAACTACACTAGCAGAACATCTGAGCTTCGATCAGGCTAAAATCGTAATTGAGCGTGATGAGCAGGCGGACGGTAAGTCGTTACATTTGAGTGGAATCTGTATTCAAGGTGACATTCGTAACGCTAATCAGCGTGTTTATTCTTCTAAAGAAATTGATAGGGCTGTCAAGACGCTCAACGAACAGATTTCTGGGGGGTATTCAGTGCTAGGTGAAGTTGATCACCCACAAGATTTACGCATCAATTTGGACAGGGTCAGTCACATGATTACAAAAATGTGGATGGATGGTCCAAATGGCTACGGAAAACTTAAAATGTTACCAACGCCGATGGGACAAATTGTTTCATCGATGTTGGAATCAGGAGTCAAGTTGGGAGTCTCAAGCAGAGGTTCAGGTGAAGTTGACGGAGATGGTAATGTTCAAGGATTTGAAATTATTACTGTTGATGTTGTAGCTCAACCATCTGCCCCGGGAGCATATCCAACACCAGTTTACGAACACCTTATGAATGCACAAGGTGGCTACAAGGCATTTCAAGTGGCACAAGAAGTCCAAGGCGACACACAGGCACAAAGATATATAGCAGAGAGCTTGAAAAACTTCATTTCAAGTCTTAATAAAACGTAGGAGAATCACAATGCTAGAGTTTGTAAAACAACTATTTGAAAACAATGTGATTTCCGAAGAAGTCAAGTCGGAAATTGAGACCGCTTGGGAAAAAACCGTTCAAGATAACCGTGATAATGTTACTACACAATTGCGTGAAGAATATGCACAGAAGTACGAACACGATAAGACCGCAATGGTTGAAGCAGTTGAGAAAATGCTGGCTGACAGAATTACAGCAGAGCTTTCTGAGTTTGCTGAAGACCGCCAAGGACTTATTGAAGCTAAAGCAAAATATGCTGAAAAAATCGTAAAAGATTCTAAAGCTATGGAAGCATTTGTTCTTAAGAATCTTAAGAATGAATTAGCAGAACTTCGTGAAGATCGTAAAGCAGTTGCAGGTAATGTTGCTAAACTTGAATCTTTTATTGTTGATGCACTTTCGAAAGAAATTGCAGAATTCCATGCTGATAAGAAAGACTTAGCAGAAACCAAAGTTAAACTTGTTAGAGATAGCAAGGCTAAATTTGAAGAAGTTAAGAAAGACTTTATCAATAAAGCATCGAAAATCGTTGAAGGTACAGTATCGAAAGGTATTAAATCTGAAATGGTACAATTGAAAGAAGATATTCAGGCAGCGAGAGAAAACGACTTCGGTCGCAGACTTTTTGAATCATTCGCAAGTGAATATGCTACTAGCCATTTAAATGAAAAATCTGAAACTTCAAAACTTCTTAAAGTTGTAAAACAGAAAGAAGCAGAAGTAGCAGAAGCAGCGAAAGTTGTTGCAGAGTCTAAAGAGTTAGTAGAAAGTCGAGATGCAGAGATTGCTCGTATCAAAGATAGCGCAGCTAGACAAGAAGTAATGGCAGAATTGCTAGGACCATTGTCAGCAGAGAAGCGTGAGGTAATGGGTGAGTTACTAGAATCTGTACAGACTAATAAATTACACGCAGCTTTTGACAAGTACATTAATTCCGTAATGGAAGGAAGTGCTCCAACTAAAGTGGCGTTGACAGAGGCAAAAGAAATAACAGGCGATAAAGCACAAGGCAATCAAATTAGCAGTGGAGAAAAAACTGCTGAGATATTTGACATCCGCAGGCTTGCGGGCTTAAAAGTTTAAGGAGAAAAACAATGTCACAACTACTAGAAAGTCGCTGGTCAGAAACCAAAGATGCCCTTTTAGAAGGACTTCAAGGTAACAAGCGTACTGTTATGGCAACAACTCTAGAGAATACCCGCACGTATTTGAACGAGTCTGCCACTGCAGGTGCTACTTCTGCCGGTAACGTTGCAACACTAAACCGTGTGATCCTTCCAGTGATCAGACGTGTGATGCCAACTGTCATCGCAAACGAATTGGTTGGTGTACAGCCAATGACTGGACCTGTTGGTCAAATCCACACATTAAGAGTACGTTATGCTGATGCATTCAACTCTGCAAGTGGAACTGACACTACAGCAGGTGACGAAGCACTATCACCTTTCAAGATCGCAGAAGGTTATTCTGGTGCTACTAATGATAAAGCAGCTTCTACAGCAGCTTTAGAAGGTGTAGCTGGAAACAGACTAAGCATTCAAATCTTGAAACAAACTGTTGAAGCGAAAACTCGTAAGTTGAGTGCTCGTTGGACGTTTGAAGCTGCTCAAGATGCACAAGCTCAACAGGGCATTGACATCGAAGCAGAAGTAATGGCTGCTTTAGCACAAGAAATTACAGCTGAAATTGACCAAGAAGTTATTCAATCTTTGAAAACACTTGCTGGTACGGCTGCTTTAACTTATGACCAAGGTGCAGTATCAGGTACTGCTACTTTCGTTGGTGACGAACATGCTGCTTTAGCTGTTCAAATCAACAGAGTTGCTAACTTGATTGCACAGCGTACAAGACGTGGCGCAGGTAACTGGGCTGTTGTTTCACCAACAGTATTAACTTTGTTACAATCTGCTACAACTTCAGCGTTCGCAAGAACAACTGAAGGTACTTTTGAAGCACCAACAAACACTAAGTTTGTAGGAACTTTAAACAGTGCAATGCGTGTGTACGTAAACGGTTATGCAACTGACGACGATGTGTTGATCGGTTACAAAGGTTCTTCGGAATCAGACGCTGCTGCGTTCTACTGCCCATACATTCCTTTAATGTCAAGCGGTGTTGTACTTGATCCAGGTACATTTGAGCCAGTTGTTAGTTTCATGACAAGATATGGTTATGTAGAGTTAACAAACACTGCATCATCTCTTGGTAATGCGGCTGACTACTTAGGCAAAGTTGCAGTAACATCTGCAAACCTAAGATTTGCGTAAGCAAGTTTAGATTTTTTAAATCTACTAAAGGGCGGTATTTTTATATCGCCCTTTTTTTATGGCCTTTTAATGATTATCTGCATGACTTTTACTTTGTAACATGTTTAAATAATAGTGTGCAAGTTGCACATATTATTAGGAGATTATTATGAAATGGACTAAACCTCAAGCAACAGAAATGCGTTTTGGATTTGAAGTAACCATGTATGTAGCAAACAGATAATAAGTGTTGCTTAAAGAAAGAGGATTTATTCCTCTTTTTTTATGACTAAATATTAGTATCGTTCATCCCAATCGGGACGGAAGTAGCATTATGCGAAGGAACGCACCTAACTTTAAAAAGGAGGGTGTTATGAACAGATTCGATCATTTACACAAAACATACCGCGAGGCAAAAATGAAAGCTCGTAAGGAACGCATCTTAATGATGTCACGTTCTGAGCCAAACATTAATGGCAGTGGTACTAGTGGATATACTGTAAAAAGTGGCGAAAATACTGGCAAAGTACTAAAACATATATCTGTTACTTCAAGTAATAACATATAGTTTTGTCCAAAATGAAATAGGTTGACAAATACTTATTTTGTGTTATATTAATAATATAGCAACAAAAGAGTAATTGACTTTTGTTTATAGTGCAAGGAAGAGGCCTTTACCAGAAGGGTCGAACTTGACTAGTTAGGGGTGGTACCCAGGTTCAAGGTTGAGAGACTGAGGATCACATTGCTCTACCGAGCGGAACTAGGTTGTGCGTAATAGAATGGTATTCTGTGTACGTGCTTGTAGGTGTAACCAAGTCCTACCTATTTTGCTTATATTAAAAAGGACCTTAATTGGTCCTTTTTTCTTGACTAACTGTCCAAAATACTATATAATACTAGCATGGAGATAAAAGACGAAAAAGACTTCTCTTTACTAAGAGAACAGGTAAGCAAGTGGAACAAGAATCATTCTATGTTCAAACACGATGTTCGTCAATTATCCAAATCGCTAGAAAAGCTCATTGATAATCATAGTCAGCACATGATTATGCACAGGCAGACAAAACGTACTATACATTTAGAACGTGCCCAAGCAGAAATCGACAATATTAACATTCTCCTTAAAACTGTTGGACAACAAGAACTCTTATCTATTCTTAGCAGAAGATAAATACTTGTGTCTAAAGTGTGCCGCATAGTGTGGCGGACTTATGCTGTTTACCCACAGCGTAGCGACTAGAACTCGCATAGGACTACTATTATAGGAGAAAACAAATGGGAAGACCACTTAATAAAAGATTGTTTGGTGAGCCAACAGCGGCTGGATCAGAAATCAAAGTCAACTTTCATAACGGCTCAGCAGTTAAAGAAGGTTATATCGTAAAGCAAAAAGGTTCAAAGAAATTTGTCTGTGAAGAAATTGAAACAGCAGGTGAATTTACTTGTGTACTAACAACTGGTAAATTGCCAGCAGCATTAACAGCAGGTGAAATGTCAATTTCATTTAACATGGACGACAGTGAAACTTATCTAGTAAGTAAAATTGCTGGAAAGAAAGCAACACTATCAGCACCATCTGCAACAGGTTCAAACGCATATGACGGTTTGACTGTTCCTTGGAACTTTGCAACATCTACTTCAGATGGCGCAGCACAAGTTGAAGAAGCTGGTGATGACAACACATTATCTGGTACAGATGATGATGACTTCACTGAAGACGCTTAATAATTAAAGGTAACGAATAATGGCACAGTTAGTACAAACCAATGGTGATTACACAATCAAAACCGGTGAAGGGTCAAATGTAATATTTGATACTGGTGCAGGTATTGGCGAAGTAAAAATCACTGGTAACTTAGTTGTTGAAGGTGATACACTAACTGTTCAAGCTGAAAACTTAAACGTTAACGATAACATTATTGAATTAAATTATGGTGAAACAGGCGCTGGAGTTTCTCTAAGATATGCTGGTATACAGATTGACAGAGGAACAGAAACGCCTGCTTCATTCTTTTATGATGAAAATGATGATACGTTTAACCTTGCAAAAGGAACCAACGGCAGTTACAACTTTACTGATAGTAGTTTAAGATTAAAAACTATCACAACTAATCAAACTACAGACGGTGGAGATTTAACTCTTATCGGTACAGGATTAGGTGTTGTAAAAGTTATTGGTACTACAACATACGAAGCACAAGTAACGCATGACGATGATATTCCTAATAAGAAATATGTTGACGATGCTATTAGAGATAATCCAACATTCCAAATTATTGATAATGACACAAGAGTTATTGTTACTGATAAGGACGTCAGCGGAGCATTAACTTATCTAGTTGATAACACTGGATACAGTTCTTTTGGTGAAAGTGCTATTTCAGTAATTGTTGACGGTTCGCTAGGTGCTCAATTTTATTCAAATAGGGCAGTAATACAAGACCTTGAATTTATTAATAACGAAATAACAAACAACGATACTAACGGTAATATCTTTTTAAGAACACAAGGTACAGGTAAGGTTAAACTTAACTATGGACTTGAGCTCGAAAAAATTGCAGTTACTCCGGCATATGTAAACGAATCAACTATTCTTTATCACAATGAAGAACAGTTAGGTCAAACAGGTGTGTTCTTTACTAATGGTACTAGAACAGGAGAACTAGTAAATAGAAATAGAGCATTACTCTATAGTATGATATTTTAAAGGAAAAAACAAATGATTAAAAGTACAAAAGTATCTGCAACAAATGTTAGTGTTCCGGAAAAAGTCTATACTAGTACAACTACAGGAGCTCCTATTGGGGGCAGTGTTACAGGTCAAGTAAATGCAATCACGACAATGATCCTTTGTAATCTTGGTGCACCAACTATTACAGATGAGTCTGTTAATACTTGTAATGTAAGTGTGTTTTTAGTAAAAGCAGGCGATACTCCGGATGACGATAATATTATTGTTAATACCTTAATTGTACCTGCAGGCGAAACAGTATTTTTCAGCGATGAAAAAATTATTTTAGATGCAGGCGATGAAATTTGGGTTGGTACTTCAGTAGCAGATTTAATTACTGTTACAGTAAGTTCAATGCAAGTGTAGAGGAAAACTAATGAAGTTTTTAAAATACCAAAATACATCTAGATATAGTCCTAGCGATAATTCTATCTCAGTTAATCCTTATGGAAGAGTTGTGATGGATACAACAGCAGGATTGATGCTACCGAAAGGAACCTCAGCGCAAAGACCAGATTTAATAGGAGTAAGACAACCTTCTACAGCAGACGGAACTATTAGATATAATACTGACATTACTGCTATTGAAGCATACGTTGGCGGCAACTGGGAATTAGTTGTGCAACCATCAGCTTCTGCTATTACAGTACAAACATTAGGACCGGGAGATGGAACCGAAACTGTGTTTGGACCAGTGTTTGAATCAACAAGTGCAAATAACGTTTTAGTTTTAGTTGAAAACGTTTTACAAATTCCTACAACTAACTTTACACTTGAACAAAGTACAGCTGGTAACTTAGCAGGACCTAATGCTCCATACGCAGATGGATATTATTTTAAATTTAATTCACCGGTACCTGCTACCAAATATATTACAACCTTCTATGGATTCTCGAACTAATGTCACAAGTAGGGCGAATAGGCGGACATTTATTAGAAGCAAATCTTGAAAGACAAGGAATTGATGTTGCTTTCAAGAATACAACTTTTGACTCAACACCAATATTATACTTAGATGTTACTAATAATAGAATTGGTGTTAAAACAGATTCCCCACAATACGATTTAGATATACAAACAGATGTTTCTACAACAAATGCTGAAGCAACAACACAAGCAAGACTAGATAACGTTCTTATAAATGCACCTGCAACATTTTCTACTATTACAGGACCATTAAATATTGTTCCTGCAACAGACCAAGGTTCAATTGTCTGGCAAAGATTACAAACAGACAACTTAGATATCAGCGATAACTTTATACAAGGTAAAAGTACAGATGATAGTATTACTTTAGATACAAGTGGTACAGGTACTATCAACGTTCGTGCAAATACAAACATGACAGGTAACCTAGCTGCAACAGGAGACATCAACCTAGATGGTAATGTAACACTGGCAGGTAATATTGTAGTAGGTGACAGTTCTTTTGCTACTGCTGAAATTAATCCTGACTTAACACAAGACATTTTACCACAAACTGATAACACATTAAGTTTTGGTCAAGATGAGCGCGACTCTTCACCAAGAAGATGGAAAGAATTACATACACCTGATAACTTATTAAACACAAATAATGTTCGACCTATGGGAGCGTTAATTAGTAACCAACTTAGTTTCAGAGGAGAAACTGGCGATCAAATTTTAGAAACACCAACAATTACAAGTACACAATCAAACGAAGATACAACGTTAGTTTCTGGTACAGGCGATTACTATGTTAACGGAACAAAGATAGAAACTAATAACATTCATAATACTGGTAACGATGCTTTTAGTTTTGGAAACACAGGTATTGGTTATTTAAGATTTATGGGCGACAGTGCATTTAAAATGCCTGCAGGTACAAATGCTGAACGTCCAGGATTACCAGAAGTTGGTGATACTAGATGGAATACAGATGAACAAATTATGGAATGTTTTGCTGGTATTGTTGAATCAGTAACAGTAACAGGAACATTTACAGGATTAGCAGATGCAGCTAATATTCTTTCAGGACCTACTACATCAAACTCCGTATACGGAACTGATTTTAGTTGTAGAATGAATTTATTAGCAGAAACGGTAACAGTAGTTCAATTCATATCACAAGGAATTGGATATCAACAAGGCGACAAGATTGTAATTCCAGGAACTAAACTTCCAGGTGGATCTAGTCCGGCTAATGATATCACTTTAACAGTAGGCGCACAATCCAATGATGGCTACGCAGTAGCAACTGGTGGTGGTGCTGAAATTAGTGAATCACTAATGGAAGATTTAGGTGACGTATATAGCCTTATCCTCGGTTAATTAAGACAATTTGCTAAATACTACTGTTAATGCCGACCAAGCATTAATCTTTTACTGTGGTTAGCCCGCAATGTAAGGTGGCTAGAGGGACAGGATCCCCGTGAAAAGGAGAGCGTAATGGCAATTGGTCGTATTTCGGGTCCGCTCTTAAAGGCAAATCTCGTTAGAAACGGGGTTGATTTAGCTTTTGAGAACGACTTACTTTACATAGACGTAAACAATGCTCGTTTAGGAGTAAACAACTCTTCTCCCACCACGGATATCGATGTTGTAGGTACAACAAGATCAACAACACTCACAGTAGACAATCAATTAGATGTAGGTAATTTAAGTATTACCGGTAACACTATTTCTAGTACACTCGATACTATTTCATTTGCACCTTCAGGTTCAGATCCAGTAATTTATAATTCTAAATTACAAGTAGATGATCTGCAACTTACAGGTAACACAATTTCAACAACAGTTTCTAACACTAATTTAGAGCTTCGTCCTAATGGCGCAGGCACATTAGAAGTTGTAGGTAACACAAATATTACTGGTGACTTGTATGTTACTGGTAACATTAACACAGGTGGTGATATTACTATTGGTGGTAACATTACTATTGGTGATGCACCTACAGACACTATTGAGTTTAATGCTGCGATTGCAAGTGATCTTATTCCAGAAACTGATAACACATATAAGTTAGGTAACACAACAACAAGATGGAAAGAGATTCATGTTAATGATTTATATACAACAACATTAAATCTTCCAACACTTGACATTGGTGACTTAACATTTAGAGATAGCACAATTACATCAGCAACTGGTACTGACTTTACTATTGAAGGTAATGGAACTGGTGGTGCTAGATTAGGTAACTTTAGATTTTCAGGAAACACAATTACTAACGTACAACCAGGTGGTATTACACAGATTGTACAAAGCGGAACAGGTTATTTTAAAATTGATACCAACAACGGTTTTGTTCCACCAAGAGGTAATGACGCACAACGTCCAACTTCATATGCAGTTGCAGGTATGACAAGATACAATACAGATGCAAAAGCAATTGAAATATGGACAGGTACTGCATGGGCGAGTCCAGCAGGTGCATCAGGAGCGGTATCAGAAATTCAAGCAAACACAATTGCATCATCGTATGCATTAATGTTAGGATAGAGGAAATAGTATGCCAACAGTATTTAAACAGAGCGTAGTAACAGATATTGGAACAACACCTACTGATGTATTACAAATTCAAGAAGGTGTTAAAGCAACCGTAGTAGGTTGTAACCTTGCAAACAATTCAGATTACGATACAGTTGTAGTTGATGTACAAGTTGTTGATGAAAACTCAACAGTTGGTAACTATGCCAGATCAGTACCGATACCACCGGGTTCGAGTGCTAAAGTAATCACGCAAGGTGAAAGATTAATATTGCCAGCAACGGCTGGTTTAAGAATAACAAGTGATACGGAATCAAGTGTTGATGCAACAGTTAGTTTCGTAGAGATATCATAGGGAGGTATAGAACATGGCAAATCCATATTATTTCGGACAAAGCCCAGATGAATCACTAGGTGATAGCCCTAGATATTTTTATGCACTTAGAAGAAACGAAGATGGTGAATTATATCTTCTAAGAAGTGATCAGTTGAAAGACAAAGACTCAATTGATATTAACTTGCCAGGTCCGCCAGAAGAAACTTTTGAGGACTTAGAACCAGGTGTTGACTTCTTTGATGGTATTAATGTTAACCATGTTAAAGATAAAGAGAATATGTATTGGACTCAATATAAGTGGGACCAAAGAAGCATATTGTATTATGTAGACGGAGAAGGTATGTTAGTTCAACGAATTAATCAGAACTATGCTTATCCAAACGGAACATCAAGTTAGGAGTAACTAAATGGCAGAGTTTAAGATAAGTCGAATTAGATATACATGGAAAGGTCCATGGACAACTGCAACTGCATACATCATTGATGATGTTGTACAGTACGGAGGCAGTGTATATATTGCGCTTAGAGGACACACATCAGCAAACTTTAAAGCAGATGTGGATTACATACCAGTTGGCGACACTATTGCACAACCGGCATGGAAGAAGATGTCCGATGGTAGAGCATTTAGAGGTGCTTGGGCAGCCGCAACGACTTACTATAACGGAGACATTGTAGATGACGGTGGTACTCTTTGGCTTGTTGCAACAGGACACACATCATCAGCAGATTTTAATACAGACATTGCTAATTGGGCAGTTTATGTTCCAGGAGCAGACTGGGGTAGCGATTGGGCAGTTGCAACGACATACGGTGTAGGCGATGTTGTTAACTACGGTGGTATTGTTTACAAATGTTCTACTGCACATACTTCAGCAGCAACTACAGCATTAGGTTTAGAAGACGATCAATTTAAATGGACAACTTATTACTACGGTAAAACGTTTAAAGGTTCATATACTGACGCTACTAGATACAGAGCGCAGGACCTTGTTAAGTATGGTGGATCGCTTTTAAGAGTTTTAACAGGACATACATCAACAACTAATATTACTTCTTCAAACTTTGTTTTAGAAGTACCAGGACGTAAAATTCAAGGTCAGTGGTCAGGCTCAACATACTATGCAATTGGCGATGTTGTACAACACGGCGGATATGTTTACCAGTCACAAACAAACAATTATGCACGTAACCCAGGTGATTCAATTTACCAACCGGGTGAGGTTGATTGGGCAGTTATTTCAAAAGGTATTAATCTTGCAGGTACATGGGCAAAGGCAACACAATATAAAACAGGTGATGTTGTTGAAAGAGGCGGATCAATTTATGTTGCAACATTAAACAGTGCTGATGACGGAAGTTCATTAGACTATCTTGATGCAGGTAACTGGGAACTTATTGTTAACGGACAAGCGTGGAAAAATTCTTGGACTACTGCAACAGTATACGCAGTAGGCGATGTAATTACTTACAGAGGTAGTGCATATAAAGCAAACATAGAACATACAGCAAGTGATGAAAACTTCCCAGGAGATAACGGTAGTGGATTTAATTATTGGGATCTTTTACTTCAAGGTGCAGATAATGTTGGACTTGTTAACCCGGGTGATTTATTAACATTTGGATTAAGCAGAACTATTGCTGGTGACGGATCTACATTAGGTGCTACTAACGTTCCACTAGGAACTGCTGAGAAACTTTTACAAGTTGGTCCAACTGATACTTTAGAATATGATAACTGGGGTAAAAGTGCAAGGTACATTTACGTTGATCCAATTATTGGTGTAGATGATAGAGCAAACGCCAACGCAGGTATTGATCCTTTCAAACCAGTTAAGACAGTTAGATACGCAGCAGAAATAGCTGACGACGGTGTAGACGCACATAACACAATACAATTAACAACAGGCTTGTACGAAGAAATACTTCCAATCAGTTTGCCTGCTAAAACAGTTGTGCTTGGTGATGAAATTAGATCATCTAAAATTAAACCAAGAGGTGCAATTGCTTCTATGGCAAGTGATGCTGTATACAGAATTGCTGTATCAACACACTTACAAGGTGTTATTAGACACATTTTAGAAGGAACATCGTTTACAAAACAATCAGGAAATACTGCTGATGTTACAGTAATTACAGATGCTATTAAGACAGGAACATTTAATCCAGGACCTCCAACAGGCGATGGACTAGAAATTATTAACTACGTGCAAGTTACTTCAGATTCAGTTGCAGCAAACTTAGTTGACAACGGACTAGCAGATTATAATCAGTATATTAATTTCCATGTACAAAGTACAGGAACTGATCCTGTTGTTACTGGTACAAATGCAATTACAACTCAAACAAATAGATTAAATGCAGCAAGAATGATTATTGCAAATAAAGACTTCTTAATGAAAGAAGCAACATCATATCTTGATAATACATTTAGTGATTATGCATACGATAGTGCAATTTATAATGACGATATGCATAGAATTTGTAATGCACTTGCATACGATTTACAGTATGAAGGAAACTATAGAATTTTAAAAGAAGGTAAGTTCTACAACAGCATGGTAGTTGGAAGTTCGTCAACAGATATGTTTTATGTTAGAGATGCCTGTGGAGTTAGACAATGTACACTTGACGGTTTAACAGGTACACTTAATCCACCAAACGTTTTTGAACAATATCAAAGACCAACTGGTCCTAATTATGTTTCGCTTGATCCAGGTTGGGGTACAGCAGATACTAAAGTTTGGATTACAACACGTTCTCCATATATACAAGGTGTATCTACATTTGGTAGCAATTGTACAGGACAAAAAATTGATGGATCATTACACGCAGGCGGTAACAAATCAATCGTGTCCAACGATTTTACACAGGTAATTAGTGATGGTATTGGTGCTCACGTTCTTAACAATGGTAGAGCAGAACTTGTATCAGTGTTTACATATTATGCACAGGTAGGATACCTAGCAGAAAATGGTGGTATTATACGTGCTACTAATGGTAACTGTTCATATGGTTACATTGGTGCGTTAGCAGACGGTACAGACCCAACTGAAACACCAATTACTGCTACAATTAATAACAGACAAGAAGAAGCACAGGTTGTGTCAGCATTTGCTGGAGAAGTAAATGATGAGATTCTTGCATTAGAATTTAAAAACTGTGGACAAAATTATACATCAGCAGATTATACATTTGTTGGTTCAGGTGCAAACGCAGCAGTACTTCAAGAAGAAACTAGAGATGATGCTATGTTTGAAGCAAGGATTGTTACAGGTCAAGCGTCAGCAGCAGCAGGTGGAGGCGGATTTACACTTATTGGTAACAACGCTCAAACTGGTGATACAACTACTATTACTATTGCTACTAACGATGAAAATGAAGAAGCAAACTTGTTAGGTTTAAGAATTATTTTAACATCAGGACCTGGTACAGGACAGTATGGTTATGTACATGCTTATAACAGTACTTCAAAAGTTGTAACAGTTTACAAGGAGTCTACTGCTACACCAGGTTGGGATCATGTAGTTCCAGGTAAACCAATTTTAGAACAATTATTAACAGGTACATCTTATAGGTTCGAACCAAGAGTTGTGTTTGATGCACCTCCTTTTTCACATGCAGTATCAACACTTGATTCTGGTACAACATGGGGTGATGTAGCTTACGGTGAAACATCAGCTGTATATACATCTGTTAGTGCAACAGGTACAGGAACAGGATCAACAATCGGAGTACCGGCTTCTAACCCAACATTTGATATTGTAAAACTTGGCAAAGACTACACAGTTACATTAAGACAAGGTGGTGCTGGATACGCAATAGGCGACAGTCTTGTAATTTTAGGTAGTAGCTTAGGTGCAGGCAGTGATAACAATATTACAATCTCAGTACATAGTGTAACTGACGATAGTACAAACAGCATTGTTACATTTGAATATACAGGATTTGCAGAAAGTGGTAGATTTGTAGCAGTTGCAAACACAGGTACAACTGTTAACTACTCTCTTAACGGAACAACATGGGCAACGGCAAACTTACCATCCGCAGGTGTATGGAAATCAGTTGCAGCAGGTAACGGAAAGTTTGTTGCAATTAAAGATTCTGCAGCAGTAGGTGCATATAGTTCAAATGGTAGCGTATGGACTGCATTTAGTTTACCAGCAAATACTAATTGGACAGATGTTGCATACGGTAATCCAATATATGATGAAGTAGAAGCAAACGTATTTGTTGCAGTTTCAAGTGCAGGAAACAATGCAGCGATATCAACCAACGGCGGCGCAACTTGGTCAGCAGCTAACTTTCCAGCAGCAGGCGACTCAACTATTAACGAATGGGTGAGTGTAACTTATGGTGCAGGAAAATTTGTTGCAATTGCAAATAGTAATAACTTAGCAGCAATAGGAACATGGAACGGTACAACTATTACTTGGGCAACTTATATCATGGACGTTGTTGCAGACAGTACGCAAAAAGATTGGAACCGTGTTGCATTTGGTAATAATAGATTTGTTGCTATGTCAGACACTGGCGATATTGGTTATTCATTCGATGGAGAAACTTGGTATCCGGCAACTATGCCATTAATAGATGGTTCAACAATATTACAATGGAACGATCTAAAATATGGTCAAGGTGTGTTTATGGCACTTTACGATACAGCAGGTAGAACTATTTCAGGAGATGCAACAACAGGACCGGTACAATACATTTACACATCACCAGACGGAATACATTGGACCGAGAGAGACATTGGACAAATTGGAAACTGGAACAGATGTGTATTTGGTAATCCAGATGCAGATGCTACAGATGGTTTAGATAATAGAAAAGGTAGATGGGTAGTATTAGACCGTGATGTTAAATTTACTCACAAAGTTGTTTACACAGGTGCTACAATTAAAGGTAGAGCAGATGTAACTGCTGGATCGATCGGAGTTGTAAAACTTTGGGATCCAGGTTCAGGTTATGATATTGTTAATACTCCAGTTGGGTACACAGTTATTGATCCTAACAACACAGGTGAACTTGAACTTGATATGACAAGATTTGCAGACGGTGTATTAGCACAACCAAGTTGGACTAACAGAGGTACTGCATATAAAACAAGTACAACTACTGTTACTGTAACAGGTGATGGTTTTGCAGATATTACTCCTGTAGGTAAGTTTATTACAGTTTCTGGAATGCCAGTTGTTATTGGCCCAGGTGCGCAGTTAAGACTTACTGGTAACCCAGAACTTTACACTGTTGTTGTTATTGAGCAAGAAAGTGTTGATACTGGTGGAACCTTTACTCTAAGATTTAGAGTAAGTCCTGAACTTAAAATTGAGGACGATCCAACAACAAATCATGGTAATAGCGTAACAATTAACACTAGATATTCACAATGTAGAATTTCAAACCACGACTTCCTAGATATTGGTACAGGTAACTTTACACAGACTAACTATCCAGGATTGTATACACAAAATTATATTTCTTATCCAGAAAATGAGGTACAAGAAATAAATGGTGGTAGAGTATTCTACTCAAGTACAGACCAATCAGGTAACTTTAGGGTTGGTGAATTGTTTGCTGTTGAACAGTCTACAGGTATTGTTACTATTAGTGCTGACTTCTTTGACTTAGCAGGTCTTACAGAACTTGCACTAGGTGGAATTAGAGTTGGTGGTACTGGTACAGTTATTAGAGAGTTCTCAACAGATCCGTTGTTTATTGCAGATTCAAACAACATTATTCCTACACAGAGAGCAATTAAAGCGTACTTAACAAATAGACTTAACGTTGGTGGAGCAGACTTGTTAACAGCGAGCTTTATCGCAGGTACAGTTAAGGTAGGTCCTGATGAGATTGGTAATACAGCAGGACAAGCAGTTAACATCCCAGTGATGTTTGATTTACAAGGTCCGAAAGCGGGCATTGGGGGAAGTTATCTAGCTCAGGCATTATTTTATCGAAGCTTTGAGCATAAGGGTATTAGGACTGATTAACATGATACTTATATTAGAAGATAACAAATTAATGGTAAATACAATGGAACACTATGGAGTAGATAAACATGGCAGAGTTTAAATTAGGTAGAATTAGATTTGTATGGAAAGGCGATTGGGCCACTCCTACAGTCTACTACAAAGACGATGTAGTAAGATATGGCGGTAAAACGTTTATCTGTACTACAGGACATACAAGTGACGCAGATTTTTATACAGATTTGAGCGTAAGTCCTTCAAGATGGAACCAGATGACAGACGGTCAGGACTGGAAGGGCGATTGGGCTACATCAACTTATTACAAAACAAACGACTTAGTTAAGTACGGTGGACAGATTTATATTTGTTCTACTCCGCATACATCTGCCGCTACTGCTTCATTAGGTCTTGAAACTGATATTGCTAAATGGACTGCTTACGCTGAAGGCTTTGACTGGAAGAGTGATTGGGCCGTTTCTACAAGATATAAAATTAACGATTTAGTTAGATATGGTGGAACAACTTATGTTGCAAACACAGGTCATACTTCTGCTAGTACTGCCTCTAGTGGTTTAGAAAATGATCAATCTAAATGGGATATCTTTAACCAAGGACTAGAATATAAAGCTGCTTGGACAGGAAATACAAGATACAAATATAATGATATTGTTAAGCAAGGTGCAGGTACATACATTTGTACTACACAGCATACTTCAAATGCATCAAACTTTGCAACCGACGCATCAAACTGGACACAGTTTATTGAAGGCTTTGAGTATGAAAACGTTTGGAGCAATTCAACAGTATACCAACCAGGTGATGTTGTATCATACGGTGGTAACCAATACGTAGCAAAAGCATATCATTCAGCTTCAACTAATCCTTCAACTGATACTACAAACTTTGCATTGTTTGGTAAAGGTTTTGACTTTCAGAATAACTGGAGCAACGCAACAGATTATAAAATTGGACAAGTTGTAGCAGTTAACGGTAACTCATATGTTGCTACAGTTGATTCGCTAAGTAACGACTTTACGATATCAGCATCAAGTAACTCAACAAACAAATTTACAACAACATCCACAACAGGAATGGCTGTTGGTATGTCAGTATACTTTAGCGGTGCTGTTTATGGTAACGTTAACGAAGGTGCAACATACTACATTAAGACAGTTGATGATGCAACAACATTTACAATTTCAATCGCACATGGCGGAACAGTATTTACACCAACTCTAGGTACAGGATCAATGACTGCAAGAGTTGCAGCTCATCCAATTGAACCTAATTACTGGAGCAAACTATCAAGTGGTTTTTACTGGGCAGGCACATGGGCTGACGATTACGAATATGAAGCAGGTGACTGTGTCAAGTTTGGTGATAACGCATATGTGTGTATTTTAAAACACAGATCAGAAGGCGATGACGGATCAACAATTGGTGCAGCTGGTGGTGGTGCAGACAACAGTCGTCCAGACCAAGACACAACAGGTACTTACTGGAACCAAATGATTACAGGTAGTGAAACTTCACTACTAACAACAAAAGGTGATTTGGTTTACTACGGCGGTGCTGGTGTTGCTAGACTTCCAATTGGTGTAGAAGGACAAGTTTTACAAGCTGGAGCAAACTATCCAGAATGGCGTTCAATGGGTGCAAACGATTACGTTTACTACGTTGCTCCACATGGACAAGATAATCCATATCCAGTGCATGGTGCAACATTAGATAAACCATTTGCATCAGTTAGATATGCTTGTGAAGCAGTATTAAACGGTCCAAGACATCCAGAAGCAAGACACTTAATTGAAATGAACAAAGCGTTTATTCAACGTGAAGTTACAGAATGGATTACATATCAAATTGCAAATGCTGCAAGTGGTAGCATTTGGGAAAACTTTGATTATGCGGATGATGACTGTCACAGAGATATGGGACTAGTATTAGACGCTATGGTCTATGACATGTGTCATGGTGGTAACAAGAGATCAAGAGGTGCTGCAAATGCATTTGTTGGAGCTTTATACGAAGCACCTTACAATACAGGTCCATACTCAAACTTAACAACAGAAGCAGCAAACTCAGCAGCAGCATATGCATATATGCTAACACTAGTTAACAATGTATTAGCACAAACTGATCCAACAACTAATTACCAAACTACAAACGGTGATAATTCAACTGCTGTTGTTTCACAATTTAAATCTTCAACATTGATTGCAGAACCAACTTCAGGTACTGTACTTGCAGCAGGTTTAAAAATTATTACAGATGCAATTGCTGCTGGCAATGCAACTAATATTCCTGCAAGATATTCTCCACAGAACACAATTAAAATTAAAACAGGACAGTATAGAGAAATTGGACCAATCATTGTTCCAGAAAATACTGTTGTGCTTGGTGAAGAAGTTAGATCCACAAACGTTGGACCTGCAGGACCAATTACAAATATGACTGATGCAAAATATACAATTGCTGCGTTAGGACGTTTAGAAGGTGTTGTTGGTGATATTATTAAAGGTGCAAGTGTAACTAAGACTTCAACTAACGCTTTTGCACAAGACATTGCTGTTCCTTTTGCTGACACAGTAGAAGAAACACATGTTGAACGTTTAATTAGAACAATGCAAAAAAACATCGACTTTAGAGTTGGTGAATTTGAATTAAGAAACAGTGCTGATCCTACAGGATACAACGCTGCATTTTTAAATGGTTACGGAGATGCAAGAGCTAGAATTAGAGAAAACAAACAATTCTTTAAAGAAGAATTAATTGCATTTATCGCTGCTAACTATCCTACTGTAAAATACAGTAAAATGAAATGTCGTCAAGATGTAGGTTACATTGTTGACTCTATTTGTTACGACTTAACATATGGTGGTAAGAGCCAATCAAGAATTGCTGCTATGGCATACTGGGAAGGTACTATTTCTCAAATTGACAGCACAGAAACAGCAGCAACTATTGCGGCATACAATAAATTAAAAGCAATAATGCAAGATGTTGCAACTAACACTACTGTTACAGCATTACAAAGTGTTGTACCACAAACAAGAGGTACAGCAGGTAGTGCAGCAGCTTCAACATTTATTGGTACATCAATTGATATTATTACAGCAGTAATTGCAGATATTAACGATCAACCAAACATTACAATTACAGCAGCATCAAGTAACACACTTACATCTGCTAACCACGGATTACAAGCTGGTGATGCAATTGTGATGAGAACTACATATGGTACAGGTAGTGGTGCATTATACAAAACTAGAAGATATTGGATTAAAACTGCACCAGATGCAAACACATTTACATTGTCTGCAACATTTGGCGGTAGTACACAAACAGTTACTGACGGTTCAAGTTTAACTGTTGTAGCAAACGCATTTAACTATCCAGAGTTAACGAACAGTGTAACTAGTACTTCAGCATTGATCACCGCTGTAGAGACCTTAGATGCAGCGCAAGAGACCGTTGTAACGGGAGTTATCAATCACTTAAATCCAACTAATTATCACACTGATTTTAGAGTACAGGATGTTCCTAGCACAACTAGAATTGAAACTTATGTTGGAACAAGTGTATATGCACACACATATGTAAGTGGTGGTATTGTTACTAAAGCTAACGGAACTGTATTAAACATTACAGCAGTTACATATAATAACAGCACAGGTGTAATGGATATTACTGTAGACGCAGCACACGGTTTAGCAATTGAAGATACTTACACACTAGCAAATATTGTGTTTAGTTGTAACTCTCCAAGCGGAGCAGATGTTGTATATCCAAGTGCTACTAAAACAGATGGCACTACAGCAAAAGTATTATACAACCAAACTAAATGTTTACGTGATACAAGATTGATCATGGAAGCAGTTATGTTTGACCTTGCTACAAACAGTAACGAACAAACAATGAGAGCTGCACTTTCATACTTGAGAGCAACAGCAAAAGATGTTTACGACTTAGATCAAAAAGCAACTACAAGAAGTGCTTTTGAATATGTAAGAACACAAGCAATTGCAAATGTTGGCGGAGACGCTACAGCGATTGCACGTATTAATACATTAATGAAAGACTTAGACGATGTTGTGTACAGTGGTTCAAACGAAGGATCACCTTGTGTTACTGAAGTAAGAAATGCACACTATGCTATTTTACAAATTGAAAGAAATAGAAACTTTATTGTTGCTGAATCTACAGCATGGGTACAAGACACATATAAAGATACTTGTACAGCAACAGCAGCATCAGATGATTCTTTAACAATTAGCGATACTAGTTGGTTAAGAATTGGTACAGCAATTAAAGTTAGCGGAACAATATTAAGTGCTCCAGCAGTTGCTGGCGGAAATGGTTTTGAAGTAGGAACAACTTACTACGTAAACAAAATTATTTCAGGTACTAAGTTTACAGTTGCAAAAACTAGAAACACTTCTACTGCGATGTCAATAGATGATGCGTCTGGCTCAATGACTGTTATGCTTGACTACAACAGTGCAAAATGTGAAAGAGATATGAATAGAATACTTGACGCACTCAAGTATGACTTCCAATACCATGGTAACTACAAATCATTACAGGCTGCAAGATACTACGGTAACGCAGTACATGGTACAAGAGATGGCGAAGACTTCTATTATGTAAGAAACGCTACTGGTGTTAGAAACCAAACTCTTGCAAACATGGCAGGTGACTTACTTGCTCCAAATGCATTAGGAACTTCAAGAGTTTCGGGTGGTGCTTATGTATCACTTGATCCAGGATATGGTCCAGATGATTTCTCAACATGGATTATTGAACGTTCACCATACGTACAAAACGTAACAACACTTGGTACTGGTGCAATTGGTCAAAAGATTGATGGCGCACTACACAATGGTGGTAACGATTCGATTGTTAGTAACGACTTTACACAGGTTATATCCGACGGTATCGGTGCTTGGGTAACAAACAATGGTAGAGCAGAGCTTGTATCAGTGTTCTCATATTACTCACACGTAGGTTACTTGTCAGAAAACGGTGGTAGAATTAGAGGTACAAACGGTAACAACTCATATGGTGACTTTGGTTCAGTAGCAGAAGGATTTGATTCAACTGAAACTCCAAACACTGCTATTGTTGATAACAAATTCCAGTTTGAAGCTACAGTTGGTAGTGTACAAACTGATAATGCACAACAAGTTTACGCATTTGAATTTACTAATGCTGGTAACGAATATACTAACGCAACTTGGTTGATTTCAGGTGCTGGTACAGGCGCAACAGCAGAGACAGATGAGTATAGAGACGGTGGTGTACACGAAGTATTCCTACAAGATAATGTAGACGATAGTACTAATGCTCCAGAAGCAGACGGTAACTTTGGTGGATTTGGTTACATTACTAACTCAAACACTTGTCAGGCAGGTACATCAACAAGTATTACACTTGCTGCAACAGACGCAGAGATTAGCTCAGCATACGTTGGTATGAGAGTTAACGTTACAGGCGGTGCTGGAGTTGGACAATATGGTATTATTTCATCATATAACAGTGGTACTAAAATTGCAGCAGTTACTAAAGAGTCAACAGGTGCATCAGGATTTGATCACATTGTGGCAGGTACAACAATTGTTGCACCAGATGCTTCATCAACATATACAGTTGAACCAAGAGCGGTATTTAGTGCTCCAACTGATAGTTCAGAAGGTGTAACACTTCCTACAAGTGGTGCATGGCAAGATGTATTATGGGGTGCAAGAACAGGAGTTTACCTACCAAGCTCAACATACAATAACAGTGGCGGTTCAGGTGCTAGTTTCCAAGTTATTAAAAACGGTGGAAAATACATTACAACAATCGTAAGTGGCGGAACAGGATATACACGTTACAATACATTTACTATTGCTGGTAATAATGTTGGAGGCGCAGCAACTACACATGATATTACAGTAACAGTTGTATCAGTAGACACTAACGGTGTAATTTTAGAAATTGAAACAGAAGGTTCAGCACAAGAAGGTGCATGGGTAGCTGTTAAATCAAGTGCAGCAGCAGGTGCTTACAGTACCGATGGTAAAACTTGGACAGCAAACGTTATGCCAAATGCTAACTGGACATCTATAGCACACGGATTGATCGACGATGGATCAACTGTAGCATTACAAAGTAGATACGTTGCAGTAGCAACAGGTAGTGCAACAGCAGCATACTCCGATGACGGTGTTACATGGGTAACTTCTACTATGCCATCAAGCGGAACATGGACTGATGTTACATACGGTGAAGGCAAGTTTGTTGCAGTACAAGCAGGATCAGCTACAGTTGCTATTTCACTAGATGGAGTTGTTTGGGATCTTACAGGAACACTTAACAACACTGGACATACAAGAATTGAATACGGTAAAGGATTGTTTGTTGCAATTAAACCAAGCTCAACAGTTGTTGAATACTCAACAGATGCAATAACTTGGACAGCAGCGGCACTTCCGGCTTCAAGAGCATGGACAGATGTTGCATGGGGTAATGGACACTTTGTTGCAGTAGCAAGTGATAACAACACTGGTGCTATGTCATTAGATGGCGCAACATGGGTAGCGATGCCAATGGGTGCTCCGGACTCAACAGCAGTTTCAGGATTGCAAAAAGTTGAATACGGACAAGGACAGTTTGTTGCTACAGCATACTTAGACGGATTAGACGGCTTTAATGATGTTGCTACATCGCAAGACGGATTTAACTGGACATGGAAATCACTAGAAGGTGTAACTGGAGACCAAGTAGGTGAAGGTTACATGGCATGTGGACATGGTGTATCAGGTAAAAAAGGTTATTGGGTAACAATTCCAGTTGTATCAGGAGCAATTGCTTCAAGATCAAGACTGGGTGTTACAGCAAAAGCTAGAACGTTTGTTGCACAGAACAAGATCTTTTCGATTAGAATTATTGAACCAGGTGCAGGATATGATAGTGTTCCAACACTAACTATTACTGACCCAAGTGAAATTTACGCAGTACCGTTTTTAGTTAGAATTGGTAACGGTGTGTTAGCAAACCCAACATTCCTTAGCAGAGGAACTGGATATGTTTCAGCTTCCGCTGACTTAACAGGTGGTGATGGTCATGCAGACTTCTTCCAAAGTGGTTCGTTCATTGCTGTTAGACAACTTACAAATATTCCGGTAACAGGATCAAATGTTGTGTTTGGACATTTACCAAATGACACGTTTAAACTTGTTAACATTATAACACAACTAGGTACAAACCCAGGTGCTTATACATGTTTCTTACAAGTATCACCGAATATGAAAATTATTAATGTTCCTGCACATGGTACTAGTGTAACAACTAGAATTAAGTACTCGCAGGTACGTTTAACAGGACATGACTTCCTAGATATTGGTACAGGTAACTTTACTGAAACCAATTATCCAGGACTTCCAACACAAGATCCAATACAAGCTCAAGAAACTAGAGAACGTAACGGTGGTAGAGTGTTCTACACTGCTACTGACCAAGATGGTAACTTTAGAGTTGGTGGATTGTTTAGTGTTGAACAGTCAACTGGTGTTGCAACATTGA